AAGTTTTTATAAAGATCAAGTACCCGTTTTATGTGATCTGGAAATGCCACATTATTACGCTGACTTGTGCTTGCTTGATTCTGAATACTAGCGCCTGCAATTGAGCGTCGCTCTTTGTGTTCATCCTTCAAGTAGTAAGTAATCAAATCAAAAACTGCAAGTCTTAAATCTGCTGGAAGACTTGCGTATCCTGCTTTATAAGTTACACGAACTGCACCTGGGCCACGAGCCCAATTCTTATAAGTAGTGCCCCCAGTAGTACGAATAAGGCTGTCTGTCGCACTATCTAAATAATACTCATAACTTGTTGTGGTCAAAGTAATGTAAGAAGAATCATAAGTTTCTCGCTCTTCTACGGATACGATACTATTTACCGGGCTTTCTGTAAGCTGTATAAGATGCGTACCCCAGTTTACATTAATAGTATCTACTTTATTTGTACTGTAATAATCTACAAAACTGTTTGCACAATAAGTCTTTACTAATTGGCTCACCGACGGAATAATAAAATTAAGCTGCGCATCACTTTTAGGGGTGGTAACCCCTTCTGCGGCTTTATAGTCTATAAGTGTAACTAAATCTGTCATAAGCTAATTAGTAAAAACTTGGGGAGGCGAACCTCCCCAGTTTATGTTACTTGTTATTAAGCAACAAAGTCGATCTTAACTGAAGGCTCGGCACCGGTAGCACCGGCAACGATCTCTTCAAAACCGAGAGACTGTGAAGCAACCAGCACGCGACGCTGATTCATAACTTCGTAGTCTTGCTCTACTGATACACCACGGAGTCGTGGTACAACGTAGTTGCGAGTATTAACTGCGAATGCCGCAGGAATACCAGCCGCTTCTGCTGGGAACTCTTCAGATACGATTACGGGTGAACCGTATACCGCACCGATAGTACCAACAACACGTGCTGCGAGGTCTGAACCTACTTCATCCAGAGTCTGGAAGTTAGCATCGTTCAGCAGGTCAAAATAGCTATTCTGGCTTACGATATACGCGATATCAGAAGGCATCAAGCCATACTTGCCCATTTGCTCACGAGCAGCAAGAAGCTTAGCAGAAGTCAAACGCTCTGCATCAGAGATGTCAAGAGTGTCTGAGTTAGCAGCTGCGTAGCCGTCAAGACCAGTGATTGAACCTGAACCATTGATGATTGCATCTTCTACTGCGCGACCGTGTGCACGAGCAACTGACTCAACAAGCATAGGCATCAAGTTAATGAGTACTTGCTCGTCTACGTCGTTGTCCATAAACGTACTAGAAATCAGACGGTATGCATTCAGAGTTACCTGCTTTGCATTGTACTGATTATTAGTAATTTCTACACGGTTTTCCAAGTTACCGCCAGTTGCTGCGCTTGCAAATGCAGCCTTACCAGCATCAGTCTGGATCGGCAGTACAGTTGCGCCACCGTTGACAGGAATCTCACGGAACAAACGAGCTACTTTCAGCTCATGCATGATTTCCTTCTCGATCTGGGAAGCAACTTCCTGATCGATATCAGCAGCGTTTGCAGCATAGTTAATACCAGCCTTCTCTTGAATGTCACGTGCAAAGTCAGTTTCCCAACCTTTACGAGTCATAACACCCAGCATGTGAGCGGCCATAAAGTCTGTGCCCCACTTAGAAATGTCTGATTTTTCTGCACGGTCAGCGAATACACGCTTAGACTCACGCATTTTAGAGATTTCATCAGACTTCTCTTCGAGGTCCTTCTTGTACTGGGCAAGAGTCTCTTCCATGTTCGCATTGCGATCATTCAACTCTTTTTGTACGTCAGCCAGCAACTTCTCAGTACCAGACTCGATACCGGTGCGGATGCTGTGCTTAACTTCTTCTTCCTGCTGAGCTTTAGCTTCGGCGTGTGCCTCTGCTTTCTCAGTAGCTTCTTGAACTGCCTTTTCTTCGGCAGCCTTTGACTCAGCTTGCTTCATTGCGATCTTAGCAGCAGTTTCCTCTGCTACTTTCTTCGCAAAAGCTTCCAAGTCGACTTCGGGAGTAATTACTTCCGACATATTGATCTCCTCTTTAGCGGATTTTTCCGCTTCGTCCGGTGTTTCACTAGCTACCGATGAATTTTCATCCTTAGCCAGAGACTGACCGGCTAGATCTACACGATTGGTGAAAGTTTTTTTGAATTCATTATACTCCTCAATAGAGTCAAATGACTTCGCCAGAGAAAAAGTTGCTGCTTGATTACAGGGTACGGAAACAACCGACACCTCAAACAACTCAGCATCCTTAATCTTTAATCCGTCAGTTTCCGATAGGTAATCAGCATCCTTGACTCGGAAACCAACAGAAAATGCTCCAAGAATGCCTTCTTTTACAAGCTGCGCAACATGATCGGGCGCAGATTTAGAAATTTTTGCCTTTAGTTCAAGACCGTTTTCAGTGACTTTAAGTCCTGTCGCGCGTCCAATAGGCTTGTTATAATCATGATTAAAAAGAATAATAGGATTCTTTTCAAAGTTATTCAGACCGCCTTTAGTCCACGCTAGTGCGTCAATCACATCACCAGCACGATCAAAATCACTCGTACTAGCCATGCCACAGATGTGAACTCCTCCGTCATCTTCGTCTAAAGCCTTGAAGGTAGAGGTAAGATTAAAAATCTTTTCCATTAGTCTTCGCTCTTTTCTGCAGGTGCAGTCTTGCTCAATGCTGCGAGCGGGTCGTCAGCAGGAGCAGGTTTGGGAGCAGGCTCAGGTTTGGGAGCTGGCTCGGGTTCTGGGGCGTGAAGCTGTTTCCACGCATCAGGATAATCATTTTCCATAATAGCAACAAGTCGTGACCAATTACCAAAGTAATTATCTACTTGTCCTATTCGAAGAGGCACATCTGACTGCTTGCTATATTCTAGTCGAGTGAAAAGTTTACCTTTTTCCATCATATACATCACAAGAGCGTCTAATGCTGCTTTTCGTCCTCTAATCCTCACTGTCTTCTCCTTCTGGGGGTCTACCACCTTCGTCTGGATTTACTGCGCTTCCTGCAATATTTGCAGGTACTCGCAACTCATCATGTCCTTCTACTAGGTCAAATCCAAGAGCCTCTCGTGCTTCATTTGGAGAAATAATCCCAGTATTTACTAACGCAGAATAATACTGCGATTGATCTCGTAATTCTGGCTGTAGTGCTGGGATATCTGTAATATCTTCTTTGCACTTAAATCCAAAGTGTCTTTCCATTGCAAAGTTAATTTTTCGCACAATGGGAAGAATTGTCTCAAGGTAGTACATTCGCATATTTGGTCGAATGTTTGCATTGTTACCTGAGTCCAAAAGCATTGGAGGTATTCCAAGTGCTTTTAAAATAATTTTTTCGTTTTCTGCAATTGCACTCTGAAAGTCTAGTTCTTTAAAATTAACATTTGATACTGAATCTATCTCAATACCTCCGTCCAAAATAAGAGGACGTCTACCACCTGCATCTGGTCTATAACGAGCTGACCAAGATTGAATCATTCTTTCTTTAATCTTTTCAGATAGAGTATTTGGTGATTTTAGTACAAGACCTGGAACAGCTCCATTCTTAAAGAAGTTATCCTGGAAGTCCCGCATACTTCTCATTAGTACCATCGTTCTGAGTGCGGGCTTTAGGCGTGAAACACCTCGATAGATAGAATAGAAAGAGTTATCCTTAATGTGAATAATTTCACTTGGCTTATAGTCTACTTTCTCATTAAAACTGAATCTTTCAATATAAGTAGTGTCACTTGCATGAATAGTTACTTTGTTTGCGGGAAGATGGTACATATGTACACCATCGAAATAAATAAAAATGTTACCATCTAATAGATAGTCTGTAATCAAGTTACGACGGAAAGTGCTAATATCTTGAAAAGGGTTGGGCTCTTTGTTTAGTAATAGTTCTACACGAGAACGCTTAATACCTTTTATGACACTAGACATACCTTGAACTTGTCCGCCGACGGCAATAGGAATCTCCGATGCATCGTCAACGATTAAATTTACGCCTCGATTAACAATTTCGAGGTCTTCATAAGCTCTCTCGTAGTTTACTACCTTTTCTCGAGAAGGCTCTGTTTTATGGTCATAATAAGGTTGAGCAGGATTTAATTTTTCCTCCATATCCTTATTTTGCCAAAAGTTATACCAAGCCATGCTTTCCTCTTTGTATCTCTACCCAACGTTTTTGTTTAGGCGCTGAGTGTAATGTTGGGTTTCGCCCGTATATTGAGTGCAATTTTAAGTGGTGAGCGTGGCACAAAGTAACAGTATAATCATACAACTCTTCAATATGTTCATTAATAAATTCATCTCTAAAATTTCGAATATCCTCCATCATATAGTTTTGCTCTTTAACCCACTTCTGAAGTAGAGGACTTAAACTATAGTAATGGTGAAAATCAAGCTCAGTGTCTGCCCCGCATATGTAGCACTCGGAGGCTTTTTCATACCTTGATTTTGCTTTATCTCGTATATACTTTACGGGATCTCGTTTTAGCTCTGCCATCTTTGAATCTATTACTTTTTAATAACGAAATTATATCGTGAGGAAACTAAATTGTCAACTACTTTTTTTCTTAGGTCTTTTTAAAAACCTGTAGACGAAGTTTCAAATGAATAAACTGCATATCGTAAAGCATCGGCCATGTGTGACGCCATATTATGTTTTGGCTTTTCTCTGGCCAAGTTAGGGTTTGAGTCCCACTGATATTGATCTAACGCTGATAAACTATGTAGACATTTCTGGTCTATAATTAAATTATCATTATCAACAATAGCAGCCACATGAGCAATGCCGTCCAGTACAGACTTTTTGGCATTTGTGGTAGTAATATCATAGTTCTGAGCAAAGTCAAATCTAGTTTGTTGAGCTGCTGAATCAATGAAGATATAATCAATATCCCACTTTTCCATAAGTCTACTAATTTCAACAGCATGCTGCTCTGTGGTTTTTTCAGCATCTAAGTATTCGTCGAGGATGTAGTATTTTTGGTCTGCCCAGTCATATGCCAAAACGCAAAAGGCAGTGGGATCTCTATACCCCACATCAAGACCTGCGAATATATCCATTTTTGAAACATCGAATTCTTCCAAGTTCTCAATACAGGTTTCGTGATTAAAGTTCCAAATTTGTCCCTCATAGGTGTTAAAGTCTGCTTCATACTCTTGTTTAAACTCTGCTTCTGACATACTTTTTCTAGCTTCTGAAACGTCACTCTCAGACATCCTAGGGTTATCTTTATAGGTTGCACGTATAGATGCCCATTCAGGAAACTCATCAGTAAATCCTCTATTAAAAAATTCAGCAAACCAGTTACTCTTTCCTCTAGGAGTAGAAATAAACAGAGCTTTAGAATTATCTTTGTCTAGGGTGGGGCGCAGTGCAACATTAAAAGCCTCTTTACCATCTGCAAGTGCTGCCTCATCAAATATAATAAGATCATAGCTACGCCCTACACAAGAGTCTACTTGATTAATTGAACCCATTCTTATTGTAGAACCGTTTGTTAGTTCAATTACTTTATCTTTAGCATTATCTTTTGCTACTTCAAGATCAAAGTGCTTAATTAATTGTCTTTGTAAGTCGAAAGAAATCTGAGACAAGGCATAGTTCGGAGACATAATTAAAATGTGAGAACCTGGGACTAGCGATACTAGCTGCCCAATAATATTTGCGATATAAGTTTTGCCCTGTCTTCTTGAAATTGCTGCAGTTACAAAACGGTACTTATTATTGTTTATCGCATTTATGATCGCCATTTGAGACGGAAGAGGTGTAACGCCGAGTAAATCCAAGTATGGATCTACTGGAAGCTTGAGAAACCTCGTCTCAGATTGAAATTCAACAAGTCGCTCGGAGACTAAGTCTCTCCTACTTATTTCTATTGTCATGTTATTATTATGCCTTTAATCGTTTTTTCTATGTCCATTCCAAGCTGCAAATCCTGCGACTCGAAGAGC